CCCGCCGCAGTTGCTCAAAAAACGCACCTGCGGCATTTCAATCCACGCTCTCCGTGAGGAGAGCGACCGCAAATTAAAAAATAAAAATTGAGGTGTTAAAAATTTCAATCCACGCTCTCCGTGAGGAGAGCGACAGTATCATAATTAAGCTTAAAAACGGGATAATCAAATTTCAATCCACGCTCTCCGTGAGGAGAGCGACCACCTCCTTTGTTAAATTTTAGCACATTTGCAATATTTCAATCCACGCTCTCCGTGAGGAGAGCGACGTGCAAAATTTGAAGTAATAAATGTGCCAAAATTATTTCAATCCACGCTCTCCGTGAGGAGAGCGACACCGTAGGGCACTTCCTGTCCTACATCATTAGTATTTCAATCCACGCTCTCCGTGAGGAGAGCGACCTAAAAATGACAACTCAAAAATCCTGATAACAAAATTTCAATCCACGCTCTCCGTGAGGAGAGCGACAGCAAAATCCAACATAATATTTACTCTTAAATCAACTATATATCTGCACTTTTTCACAAAATTATAGTTAGGTATATAAAAGCAGATTTAATATTAGATTTGCAAAATTATATTTTTATGGTGCGAATATCCTTGTAAATTTATGTAAGCTTACTATTCGCACTAAAATAGCAACACTCCCTCCACATCGAATGTATTATCTATACCATAATGTTCCACTTTAGTTTTATAGTTATTTCCAAGGTAATAGAATCTTATGCTATCAAATTTCTCATCTATTATATTTATTAGTTTTTCTTTGACTAGCCTGCATGTTGCTGCATCCATAACACACTCGAAAACCGAGTTTTGAACTCTTTTTCCATAGTTAACACATTCTTTAGCAACCTTACGCAAGCGTTTTTTGCCGTCAGTAGTTTCAGTATTTACATCATAGGTAATAAGCACAAGCATATAAATTACACCTACTTCCACATAAAGGGCGGATAACCATCAAGATCACCTCTAAAACATCTTGCAAGAAGTAATGACTGAACATAAGGAACCATACCCCATTCAACTTTCTCTTCTAAAAATGGGTGTTTTATTTCAAGTGATTTTTTATTCTGCCATGACTTAATAATTTTCTTTTTACCATCATCATTAAGCAAGACCGCTCCATTTTCTTTGATAAAGAAATCATTCTTATTTACGATTTTTTTATTTATTACAGTAAGCACAAAACGGTCTGCAAAAACCGCTCTGAGTTCTTCTATCATATCAAGAGCAAGCGATACTCTTCCAGGACGGTCTTTGTGCATAAAGCCAACATATGGGTCAAGTCCTACACAATAAAGAGCTGAAGCAGTCATATTTGTAAGCAGTGTATACGAAAATGATAACAAAGCATTAACTCTGTCTGTTGGAGGTCTTCTGTTTCTTCCATTAAAAACAAAGTCCTCCTTTTGTTGTAAAATCAAATCATTAAATACAGAAAAATATCTCGTTGCAGCTTCGCCTTCAATACCTCTAAGCTGTTCGGTATTTTTGCAGTCATTAAGATTTGCTATTGAATCTTTAAGTTTTGCAGAAACACTCTTTAATTTATTAATATCAAGCGAATTAGGATAATCACGAGTTGCTCTTTCAATAACCCAACGAGAATTATACAGTTTTCCAGCTATCATATTTCTAGCTATTTCAGTACAAGCATTTTCATCATCAGAAAGTTTATATTGGGTTTTCCTAAGAATCACATTACCGCAATATGAACCTACCACATTTGCAAGGAATCTTCCACTTCTGCTCAGAAATGAAACACCTATACTATTATCAGCACATTTTCCAAGCAAAGCAGGACTCATTCCACTATATCCCAAAGTAACAATTGATTCTATGTTATGTAATGGAACTCTCGTTATTTCCTGTCTTTCTTTTGATAGAACAACATTTTCTCCATCGAGTGATAAATATGTATCCGGAGAACTGATATAGAGTGTATTAAGAAGCTTTTTCATAATTCAATCCTCGTTTGTCATATCAGAAATATATCTTTTTACAGTTTTTATTTTTGTTATCTTTGGCAAGCATAAATCCTTTAGTGAACACGCTCTGCAATTTTTATTTTGCTTAACTTTAGGTGTATATTTTCGTCTATAAAGTTCATGCATTTCTTCAACTACACTCTTTAAGCGATTTCTTATATCATCAGTAAGCTCTATTCTCTGTCTGCGTTTTGTTTTACCATAGAATATATGCACCTCATTTATACTTGTACAAAACATATTTTCAAGGCACAAAGCTTGTGCGGCAACCTGTAATATATCTGCATCTGATACCTTTGGTTCACCATGCTTGTATTCAACGGGAATGATAGTATATTTTCCAGGCTTATCATAAAGCAATGCACCGCTTTCAGACGGAATAAATTCAACAACATCACATTCGCCGAATATGCCAAGTTCATATGAAGCAACTTGCATTCCTCTTGATACTATTACACCGTTTCTTGTTTCCGAGAAAGTATTGTCATGAGCCTTATTGTGCATAATTTCGCCGCTAACAGTAAGTAAATTTTCTGCCCATTGCTGTTCAATATGAATTAAAGCCCATTGTCTGCGGCAAAACACAAAATGTTGTATTCCAGATATACTTAGTATGTTGTCATCATCATAAGTCATTCAATCACTTCCGGAGTTAAACCTTCAAGATTTCCATCATATATAAATTCATAATCCTTAGCTGATGTAGGCTCTTCACACAAAGCCTTTGCGATAACGCTGTTATGTACCTTTGCTGATGAATATTGTCCCGACTTGCAGTTATGCTTAAACCAGAAAAGCTTTTCAATGTTCATAGTTCCTTCAGGGCGAGCTGATGAACAATCATTCTCAAAAAGTGTTGCTACTGCGTTTTTAATCTTCTCAGCGTCTTCTTCTGTAAAGCCTGTCTTTTCTGCAAGCTGGCAGTTGATGCTTCCTTTCAATACATATATACCAAACCTGACTCTATGCTTCATACCCATTGTATCAGATGCTTTACCTGACTTACTTTCACTATTAACGCTCTTAGTAATCTGTATATCTTCAATTTCAATTGGTTCAAGACTAAATGCAGGTTGAATAGTCACAGGACCTCTTACGCCTACCGAAACCGTATCGCCTTTAAAAGCAAAAACCTGTCCGAAGGTTCTTACATCAATCCATTTTTCGCAAGCCAATTTTGCAAAAGCATCTTTGCTGGTTTTCTTACCCTCTGAAAGCTTTTTCAATTCCTCATAGCTATTAACCCTGTCGTTAAGGCTCTTACAGCCATCGTCGCTGCGCTCATCTGATTGCACAAATACACATTCACCCATATCCTGAAGTCTGTTTCTGATTTTACGCTTAATGCAGACATCAGAAATCTCTCCAAAACCTTCCATTGTATCTCTCGGACGATTACCATTGATTGGGTCACCATTAGGGTTTGCATGATTAACTGAAATAAAAGCTACAAAATCCACCTTGTTATTAAGTACTGACATAATTATAAATCCTCCTTGTTATCATCATTTTTATTTTTTCTTGATGTATAAAGATATTGTTGTTCGCCATAGTAGCCCATAAAGAATAAAGGCTCAAGAGGCTTTTTCATTTCATATTCTCCAGCTTTAAACATATTATGTATTTCTCCAAGTTCTTTCTGATAATAAACATAAAGACCATAATTTTTGTTTATTATTCTTTTCATATATGGGTCAAGTCTTTTACGAACATTTCCCCAAGACTTATACGGAGATGCAATAACCGAGTTCATAAATCTTGCCGCATTAGTCATTCTTGCCTCGTTATCATCATATGTATCAGTTTCAAGCTTCTCAGCAACAGCCATAAGTCTACCATAAAGATAGCTTCTATTATTGTAACTTCTATCAAGTTCCATAGTAAGTTCAACTCCTTCACCTTCATAATATTTTCTATATAATGCACAGCAGACATCAAGAACCCTTTTCCAGTTGTTTTGCTCACTATAAAGCTGAGGGTTTGAGGCTCTTGTAAAAATTCTTTTCAGTATGTTCTCTGGAAATCTTGCTCCAAGCGTAATGCAAGGATAGATTTGCTTAATTACCGTCTTAAAAATACCAGATTTATAATCAATAATAAGCTCTCCATCTCTCTCATTACCATAAGCACATCTTGCAATCTCGATAGGGGTAGGTGTCTGCACACAATGTATAACTTCACCATCATCTGTCTTATAGCAACTATGCCAGTATACTTTGCTATACCAGTCTTGAATATTTTTATAAAAATCAGTAGAAGTAAGTTCCTGATACATAATAATTGAAAGTCTGCCAGATGTAGCAGAATCTAATGCCATAAGAATAACCTTTGAAGAATTTAAATCCAGATTTTTTTTATATCCCTTAATTGCCATTTCGATTATATTCTTATACTGCTCTGCCGTCTTTGCATAAACCTTATCATCCTTATCCTTTGCAAAAGAGCCAGAATTTTCGCTTGCATCAAGCGCTATTCTACCAAACACATTTGGTATTTCATTCAGACAGCTTTCCCACGCAACATATTTTTCATCACCAACACTTATGCCACCAGTTTTAATAAGCCACTTTAAAGCAAGATGAGCTTTCTGACTTACAATTTCACCTACTGCAAAAGCTTCTTCTCTATTTGCAAATCTGCCTCTATAAGTAAAATTCGATTTATCGTTTGAAGAAATAAGTTTAGCCTTATCACCTCCATTTCGAATTCTAGCCATATGCTTATATGTTACAGGAACGATTTTTCCGCTTGCATAACAAAGCTGGCAATCTCTTTCTTTACCCAAAGCTTCGTAATAAGCTATGTATTTATCAAAAAGTGCCTTGCTTTTCCAAACCTTTATATTTTCCCCTGAGTCCAAATCATTGACAACAAAGCGTACAAATGAATCTATTTGCTTTGCTGACTTTGTTATTTTATATTCTTCATCAAGAACAGCACCTTTTAGTTTCAGTATACCATCGCCGATAAGGTCGTTTATGAGCATTCTTTTGCTAAGATAATCGTATATAGCTGTAATACAAATATCCGAATACTCCGACTCTGCCCAAGCCTTTAAAGCCTTGATATATGTCACAAAATACTCATCAGCATCACTTTTAGCTTTTGCAACATACGTGCTGTAATCACCTGCAATATAAATCAGCTTATCACAAAGTGGGTTTGGTAAAATGCCATTGCCTCTCGAACCTGAATCTTCCGTAACAGGTATTATAGTTTTTGCATCATCAGCATCAACTACTTCTGCGTGTGAAAATGTTCCGTCGCTAAAAATAGTAACCTGTATCTGTGCATTACTTGTAGAATGATAAAGCGGAAGAATGGGTTCCCATTCATCGCTATCATTAACCTTTTCCTTGATTTCATCGTATAAGGCGGCAGTTTCAGTTATCCAACTCATTTTTATCTACCTCCCTAAATAATTCTGTATGAAGTGTATCAACACTCTCACATTTTTCTGTATCAAAAACTTTCTGTTTAGCATCTCTTATATGACGCTTAATTGTGCATTGCTCAGGTCGAATAAAATCAATCTGTCCATTTTTCATAACTGGCGTATGGAAGCAAACAGTCATCTTACCTTTATCTTCTTCGTTAATCGCCTCATCACAATATATTATGCTGTGATACATCAAGCCAAATGAGATTTCCGAGTTATTGCCATCATCATAGCAACTTTTTTCCTCATCAAAATTACAAGGCTCAACATATGCTGGACACTCGCTAACACCAAGCTGAGGAGAGCGTCTGCCGCCAAGCTTTATCATTCGTTTAAGTATTTGATAATGCTTGTCCTCATTTCTGTCATTTGCAAATTCGGGACGATTTTCGTTCCAAATGAAATGCCCTTTTACTGCATAAGCAACATCAGTAAGATAGGTATAGATTGAGAGGTCATTTCCGCCGTTGTTGTATTTAATTGGTCTGACTCCCTTAGATACCGTTCTTATTGGTTTAAGCACTTTTACAGAATCAATCACATAAAGCAAAGTCGGTTTAAAATAGATAGCTTTTGTAATACCTATAAGAGCTGAATATGTAGGTATAGGGTAACTCATCTTTTCTCCACCAACTCTTGTTATAGGGTCGGAAAAAAGTGCATAATCTCCATAGACCTTATAACAAAATTCATTTTTATATTTCACCTCACAAACTCCTTTCTATTAATTTGAATTTATTACATATCGTTTTTTTGTACTTGTCAATAGAATTTGTAAAATAATTTATTTTAGGCTATAATATTTTTGTCATAGCTAATATCTTAGTTATGTGGATTGAAATTATTACTTTGACTTTATTATTGTAGTTTGCCAAAGGCTCTATCGAAAGATAGGGCTTTTGGCTTTTTATTTAGAAATAGCAAAAATCCAAATTAGGATTTTCCGAGAAACCATATATTTCATCATAATATCCATCTGTAAGAAAACGAATACCAGTTTTCTTATCGACACTTATATAAGAGTCTTTAAGCTTATTTTTCGGCAATCCTATCAAATATCGCTGAGCCTTTTTTATAATTGCGTCATAATCCTTATATCCCTCTGATAAAAGCTCGGATATAAGCTCCTTGCCATCTTTATAGGGTACAAGGACGCTTTCATTTATATCAGTTATAACTTCAAAGCATTCTCCAGCGGTTTTCATAGCCGCCCTAAGAAGTGTTTTAGTATGGTATGAGCCTTTTTCATTAGTGGAAAGCATTTCAAATATTGAGCATGTAAAATCTTCAACATATAAATCTTTTTTGTCAAAATTTTTATAATAATCAATATAAAACTTTTTTATTGCTTTTAAATCAAGCAAATCCTCATATTCATCTGGTTTTTTCTTTATGCGTTTAAGCAAACCAATAGTAGCACTTTTACCCTTTTGAATGCTTTTCAAGCTTGAAACATTTTCATATTCATTGCTTATATTCAATATGTAAACATAGCCAATATCTCTTTCAGCATTTCTGTTACATCTGCCTGCCGCCTGTACAATACTATCTGTACCAGCAAGAGAGCGGACAACTGTTTCAAAAGAAATATCAACGCCCGCCTCAATAAGCTGAGTACTTACACAAAGAACACGCTTGCCATTTTTCATTTCATCTTTCATATTCTTGATAACATTAGCTCTATGTTCAGGACACATATTAGTTGAAAGATGCACAAGCACTATTTTTTCATCTTCAAATAAATGCTTTGCACTTTTAAACACCTCAAAAGCCGCTTTTTTTGTATTAACTACGCAAAGAATAGTTCGACAATCTTCTGAAAGAGAATGTAAAAAATCAGCAACATTATCAGCAGTATATCCTCCTGGAATTGTTTTATCTATAATTCTTGTACGCCTCATTTTTTCGCTGTAATCTTCAAAATCGTTTATCATTTCACAGCTTTCATCAAGCCTTAAACAATAATCCATATGTTCAAAAGGTGGTTGTGTCGCTGTACATAAAACAATTGTACAATTACATATATAAGCAAGAAATTTCATTGCCATATTAAATAATCTGATAAATTCATATGGAATAGACTGCACCTCGTCTATAATAATTACCGAATTTATAAGACCTCTCATTCTTCTTATTGAACTTATTTTTCCATCAAAAAGAGAATTTAAAAACTGCACCATTGATGTAGCTATAACATAAGAATTCCAATTTTCACTCATATATTTAATATTTTGTTCAGTAGCTAAACTTTCATTATAATTACAATAAAGCATATCTCCGAAATGTGGCAAAACAGAAACATCATCAGGCAAAAAAGATTTTATTTCATTATAATTCTGTTCAAGTATTGAATTAAAAGGAGCAACATAAAAAATCCTGTTCTTATTAAATTTTTTAGCATGATGAATGGCATATCTTAGTGAGCTTATAGTCTTTCCACCACCTGTTGGAACAGTCATTCTTACAATATATTCAGAATTTTCTGAATAAGCTAATGCCTTATCAGATATTTCTGCTCTTATCTTATTGAGTTCAGTATCTTTATTAAACAGCTTAATCTTTTCTTCAAAATAATTGCAACATTTCTCCCATAATTCTGCATCTCCATATAACTTAGGTCGTTCTATCCGATTAACAAATTCCGCAGTATCAGAATGGTCAGAATCAACCAATATTGAAAGTAACACTCTTATCAGCAAAGAACAATTAAATAACTTAATCCTTTCTATAGATTCGCCATCTTTTCTTTTATCTTCATCTTTACTGCAAAAATTCAGAAATTCATTAACTTCATTTTTAGCGTTGAGATAAAGCTCATCAATTTCCTTTTCGCTTATAACCTCATCGAGTGTAAGCTTTTTACATTCATTGTAATCGTAATTTGTATTATTTATTTTTGTAACAAAGCCATTTTCTTTGCCTGATTTAGGATAATCAAAATCAAACAAACCATGATGTGACATAATAACCGAAGAAATAATTTCAACAGTATAGTTATTTGTTTTATCAGAATCATTGTTCTTTATAAATTTTTCGTATATATATCTTCCGCCACAATTTGAATGTACAACCTTACCTTTGTTCCACTCACCACCTGAACCAACTGTCCTTTGATATTCATCACTGCGAGCAGTGTTTTTACCCATATCGTGTAAAATTGCTGCAAGATAATAAAGGCTTGGCATATTTATAAGCTCAGAGTCCCTTTTACCTTTTTCGGCTACACTTATGAGATGCTCTTTAACAGTTTGTAATCTTCCATCTTCTGTAAAATGTGCTGCATATTCCAT